CTATGTGGACTTCTTGTTTCGATAGTCACGCATCTGCGCCGCTTTAAGCTGACGCGCGTGCTCAGCCATGAAATCGCTAAGGTCATCGTCCTCACGAAACAGCAGCCCCATATCGTGAATGTACACCATGTGACCCCAACGAAAAATCTGGTCGATTACCGTTTCTGCGTGCTTCTGAGAAAACCCTACAGCGAGCGGGTTCATAAAGAAAACGCTGTCACCTCGGCCCTTTACCCTCTTTAAGCCGTTAATGAGGTCAGCCCGATCAGTCAGGTATGATGCCCAATTCGTTGTGCGGCGCACATCAAGCACATCATCAACCCAAATTGCTGACATGTCCTCATGCTTAAAGTGAAGCTCAGGGATACCCCAAGACCGCGCAGCAGCGATTTGCGTGCTTTGAACTGGCAACCATCTGTGCAGGGTTACGACCGCGCATTTCCACGGATTTTCGCCCTCTTTTACTACGCCCAACTGACTCGCTCGCTTTTACTACATTTTTTCTATTCGTAGTAAAAATACCTTGCATGCGTCAAGGCCTTATGCTTTTACTATTCGTAGTTATATTATATTTCTATATGTAGTAAATACATTTTGCTATTTGTAGAAATTCCATCAATCGCCGAGGTACGGAATGAGCGATCTAGCAAGACCTGAACTCCCAGCGACCCACCCGCAGAATGTGCCATTAGACCAATGGACTGAGGGATGGCTGAAATTGAGCGCCGGAGGCCATACGGGCGAGCTTTATATCCTCATGACCGATCAGGAAAAACAGGCGAGAGGCTGGCCTGTTTCTCGGGAGCAAATGATCGACTTCTTAATCGCAAAAGAAGACATCCCTGCTGCGGGCATCACAAAGCAAGTTCAGCCACCGACAAGGCGACGCTGCGAAGGTGGCCCCGTTGAAGAATGGGGCGAGTGCTTTGAATGCAACGCAATCCAAGGCGAAGCTTGCCTTAAACCAAATCCATAAAAGCCCACTGACCGGAGGCCGACATGAAATCAGATCAAGCAATCGACTTTAGTTCGCCAGCGATTAAAGGCAATGGTGCTGCGGCTTTGCAAAGACGCATTGTTGCTTTTGTTCGCGGCATCCGTCGCCCACGTCAGAATCCGGTGAGCGCCACCCAAATCAAAAAGTGGTTCCGCGCGACCCCTGCTGACTTCGTCGACGCGCAGATCGATGCGGCGATGAGCGCGGGAAAGATAAGAATTGTCGCCAATAAGCTGGGATCACATCGCCGGTCAAAGGGCGCGTATTCCTACGAAATTCAACAAGTCCAGTAAACGCCGGAGCCAATATGTCCAAAAGGTTCTACAATAAGTGCCGCCGCGTTGCTCGCCTCTCTTTTGAGTTCCAAAAGGAAACATCGGACCTTGGGACAATGTTCGAGGAGCGCTACGGCGTCACCTACAACGATATTGATGAGGACTGGCTGATTGACTGCTTTGACTACGGTCAGGGCGGACTGCCTAGCCTCGATGAGATCGACCGAATGATGGCACAGGCAGGCCATCCCGTGAAACAGTCCAACTAACCCCCCCCCACTGCGAGGAAGCCATGAGCGATGAAGTAGAAATCTTAACGCTTGCCGACCTGCCCGAATGGGACAGTCAGGACATTCGAGAGTGCGGAACGCCTGAGAATTGGAGCTATGGAAGGGGCGGTCACGGCCTGCCTGACAACCAGTGGCACATCAATTACGTCGAAGAAATCGGCGACAACTGCGATTTCAAAACGACGATCTACCTAATCCCGACCCAAGTAAATCCATTGATCAAATGGCACGAGAATTGGGCCAGAGAGAAAATCCAAAAATCAATGCGCCAACTTCTTGGCCTTTGAGAATCCACAAAAGCCCCCACCAACCGGAGAGACCGATGAACAATCAACACCCATGCCCGCCGCCTGAACCCAAGTGGTGGGCAAGCATGTCCGAAGAACGCCTTGGCAGCGGCCCCTGTGACACAAAGGAAGCAGCGATTGGCGAAGCCCTAGGCGAAGGGGAATTCTCTGAAATTGACCCGGACGATGAAAACCCAGAATGGCGCGCATCAATGTGGGTTGGCGAATATCAAAGCAAGCACGTTGACCTGTCGAAATATTTCAACGCTCAGAACTTCATTGATGAAGCCTATGAGCCAATTGATGAGAATGGAGAGGGCGCGGACGAAGACGGCGAACGCCACCCCCTCGAAGAGCTTAGCTCCGAGGATATAGCGGCATTGGAAACCGCCGTCAGACAGGCAATCTGGAAATGGCAGAACACGCGAAATCTCAAACTGAAATCGTGGTGGGTAGATGTCGTTTCAGGCCCTGAGATTGTCACCGCCCCTCACCCAAACAACGAAACGTCCAACTAAGGCCCACCTGAAGGAACCGCCATGAAGACCGTTGCTGAAATTACTGCGCTAAAGGCCAGTTGGGCCGCAGACCCATGCTGGGATCTTGAAGACACTGAGGGCTTTGAGGACCACACCGATGAGCTGAAACAGTATCGCGAAGAACAGGAGGCTTCTTGGGAAGCCGACCGGACAAAAAAGCTGGAGCATCTTGCCGAAACGCTTGGCTGTCCGGGCAACATTCGGCTGGCGTCTTACATCGACACCCTTGAAAGCCGCTTATTCAATCTCGAACAGCAGAATCCATAAATTCCCCCCACTGATAGGAGAGATCATGAGTTGGTTTTCCAGAAATACGCAGGGCTATTGGTGCGATTTTTGCGGTGAGTGCTTGGCGCCTGATTTTGATCTCGAAAGCGAAAAGGATTGGGAAGACTGCGAAACTGACTTGAACGACTCGTCTTGCCATAGCTGCGGCGCACCTGACGAGTTCGATCCAGAATCCGTTTAGCCCCCCATCCAAAAACACAAAAGCCCCGCCACCATTCAAGGTGACGGGGCATCAATGCGAGGGACTAACTCGTTTTGATCACTGCGGCTGCAAACTTTGAGACCGCTAAAAGACTTCAGCCTTTCCTAAGTTAATGACGGGAAGCGCCCGCCGCGCATTCGATAACAAACTGCCCGCAACACCAAATAAGAATTGCGGGGAAAACCTTTGCGGATCAGGCAGGCGCAATGCTGCTGCAACGATTTCAGAACAGAACCACAGCTCATCCTCATGAATGCCCAGCGACAAAGCCTGAGAAAGCAGGATGCCCGTATAGTCGTACTTTGCCCCAATGCGGCTCCTGATGAATTCAATCGGCTCAGTCGGATCAATGTCCACCTCAACCAGATCCCAGCTTTCGGGCGTTAGGAGGATATGCTTTTCCCGAACACCACCATCACGACCCGATGCGGAAAAGCACAAGGCGCGCTCGCCAAGTTTTGCGCGACCTGAGATCAGCTCGACATGGCTATATTGCCCGCTGGTACGTAATCTAATCAAAGCGTCTTGGAACCTATGTGAGCGCGTTTTTCCGCGCCCCTTGTAGAATGCCAGGGTTATCACGTTTTGCCCGCCTGCTTGTCATACCAAGCTGCACATCGGTCTGTCCGTTTGTTCTGCTGATCTAAACCATGATCATATTTTCGAACCGCGACATCGAGGCGCTCCCCAGCCTTAACACCTGCACTTGTCTTTTCTCGACAGTCAGCAGGGTATTCCGGCCAAACGTCAGCAGCGCGCGCGTGTCCGACTTTTTCGCCAGCGGCTTGCAATCGCTCGACTTTAGTTTGCCCGCAACTGGCGCAACAAATCGGAATCAACAACGCCATCAGGATTGATTTTAGTTTCACGTTTGAATGCCTCCAAATCATCGGCAAAGCGGATCGCCTCGCCTTCGGCCACTTGGACCTTTTCCTGCAATGATTGATTTGCCTGCTTAGCCGTTGCCATACGTCGATTGAGGGCATCAAGCTCAGCCCGCACAGCCGTCAGTTCGAATTCTTTGACATAGCCCTCACGGGCGACTTCCAGCGCCTGACGCTTGTCGCTTAGGTGCCAGACCCACAGAGCAAGGCACAGTACGCCAGCAAGGCCGAGGCGGCTGGTTAGCAGCCGCCAACCAATACTAAGCGCTTTCATGGAAGCCCTCGCAGGCACAATGCGACCTCTTCGGCACGGCGATTAACCAGACCTCGCACAACCCGCCCGCCCGCCTTGTTCCACCAGCCGAGGGCGTGACAGCCCCCCTTGATGTCACCAGCGTTCAAGCGCCGCGTCGCTGTTGACCGCCCCGTGCCACGCACACCCACATTGTAGGAATGCGAGCGATACGCCGCGTCTCGGAATGGGGTCAAGCGATGCTTCAATGTGTCATCAGTGAAATAGCGATGCAGCGCCTTGCCAAAATCGTGCGTCAGTCGGCGCTCCAGCATTTCGCGGCACTCTCGATCCGTAAACCGGTCCCCCTCCTTGATGCCTAGCGTCTCACCAGAGCAAGCAGTCCAGATGGACGGTCGAGCAATCCGGTCCAGATAGGCGCAATGCAAGCTTGGATTGTCGGCGCAGCGGTGCTCACCTTCCCACTTCGTCACGAGCGGCAATAGAATACGCATCGTGGCGCGCTCTGAGGGCTGCGCCATGGCCTGCGCTGCCGCAAGGACCGTACCGACCACGATCAGGCCAACGATCAAACGGCGGCGAATAGCGCCTTCTCGCGGCTGCATGACCAAGCGCCCAAACACACCAAGAATGATGATCCAAATCTGCAGGCCGGTCCAGATTGCCGGATTGGTATCCCGCTCTGTCGCCAAATAGATCGCGTCAGGTGCAATGGTAACAAACGCCAGCGCATAGAACGCTAAGGCGGTGTAAGATGTCAGCGAGATCGAAAGCCAATTCTTTTCAAACATTGTAATCCTCCAATAGAAAAAACCCGCCAAGGCGGGCCAAGATTTTGCACTGATGTGTGCGTTAAGTTTTGTCGAAAACGGCGCGCTGATCTGGCGTCATTTTTGCGTATTCAATGCGCGCTGCCTGCCGCCGAAGTGCGTAATTGTGCCAAGCCTTTAAAATCATACCAACGACGGCCACAACAACACCTATGCCCGTAGCAAGCTGATGATCCCCGAGACCAGCAAGGAAAGCAGTGGCAGATCCGCCGACCATCCCCGCCCAGATCGAGAAAAAAGAAAATAGCTTCGCAGTGACGAACTGCTCGATCTGCGATAGCACATTAGGAGTTTCGCCCATATCCCTACCCTTCACCCCAAAATTATGCGCCCAGTTTATCCAGACGAGTGAGATTGATGACTGCCTGCTTGAGGTTCGCCTTAACCATGGCCTTGTCGCTCTTTAGGGGGATGCCGTCCTTTTCATCTGGATAGGCCTCAACCAGCTCATCGGCCTGCTTTAATAGGTTTTGGATTTCATTGAATTTCGACATTTATAGGCTCCTTAAAATTGCCTGTTCGACGTTGCTATTTAGAAAACTCGATCACCTCTTGCGGCGTATTATCAATGACGGCCTGCGCCGCCGCCCGCTCCGCGTCATCCCGCTCGATTTCAGGATTTGGCACATCCTCCGTTCCGGTCTGATTGCCCTCATCATCAAAGCTAAGTTGCTCGATGGTCGCGGGCAGCGGATCGATTGCCGGACGGACGCGCACGCGGTCTGTCAGAGGCTCGCCAGTTTCGGGATCAAACTCGCCCGTCACCATGTCCTCGAAAGCCTCAGCCTGCCCGTCTGCAAGCCGGTAGCGTGACAGACGCGCCAACGCCGCCCGATACTCCACAAGCTGCGCGTTGAACGTGTTGTCGGCAAAGGCCTGCGCCTCAATCGCCATCAGGGCCAGACCTACCTGTTTGTGATCTTCAGGGGATGCAATCGCCAATTGCTCACGCTGAGTGACGGTCATCACCCGACTAAGTGCTGCTTCAATCCGGCGCTTGAATTGTGCTGGCGTCAATGGCTTGTCGCCACGCACGACAGGGCTTTTGAACTTAGAGGGATCAAGTTTGTTAAGATCAATCATGTGTCGCGCTCCGCATCGATGTGACAGGCTGAATTGTTAGCAGGGGCAATGGCCCAGACAACGGACCAGCGGGAACCGTCTGACTTGATTTCAAAGTCATTGTTCTCGCCTTTGAACTGGCGCAGCCCATCAAGATAAACCGCGTAAGGCTTCCAGCCGGGAGGCAGTGTTTTAGCGGTTTCGGTGCCGTCAAATTCAAATGTGAATTCATGCCGTTGGCCGTTCGGCTGCATCCCTTCTTGTTTCGCAATCTCAGATCGAAACTGAATTGCAGGCTGTTTTACTCGCGTCATGGCTTAATCCTCCACGATCAGACCGCCATGGGCAGCGATTGTGTTGTTGATTGGGTCGGTTGAGTGATCGACGCGCACAAGACCTTGGAAGTCGCTGCGGCCATCAGCAGTGCCGACGTGCAGCAGGCCGGTGCGCTTATCGTGCGCGATGGCATTCACCGCATCACTGTCGCCGTAGAGCGTACACTTGGCATTTTCCGCAAACAGGTGCTTTTCGTCTTCGTAGATTTTGCGGATTTGGTCGGCAGAAGGAGCGGTTGCCGCCACTCTCCAACCCATTAGTCGACCTTTAAAAGCATCAACGCTGCCCGGAAGGTCAGAGCGCTTTCCCCCCAATTGCATTACAGCAGATGCAAAACTCAAATCTCCAGCATTTGCCACATTGCATTGCAGATCGCCGTTTACGTAGCCAAACAACTCTCCATCACGACGAACCACGCAAACAAATGAAAGCCCATCCGCCTGCATGACACCACCGGATAAATCAGCACCATTAGAAACATGCATCCACAGACCGGTGGTGCTTCTTTGGATGTACCAACCATTTCCTGCCCCATCGCTTCGACTAATTATTGTACTCCATGCCTGAGGATCACTCACCCACCCCATCACACAGAAATCACCAGTCCCAAAATCCAGATCAGGATTGTAAGGCTGCTCAAGATAATTGCTGGCGCTGAACCCACCATAAGCCATGGCTTCTACCCCTGGCGCGACCGGCTCTTTGGTGATTGTGCCGTGGACGGCGAGGCCCTTGCCGTTGTGGCTGCGGTCTGGGGTAGCTTTTGCGATCACTATGCGGTTGAAAACTGAAACCTCAGTGCCTGACGCTCCAATGAAGGCGAAATCATTCCCAGCCTGATATGTGAAGTCAAAACTGTGAAGGCCAACGCCCGACAATCCTGTAGCGATTTGTTGATTTGGGGAATTACTGGTCAAACTACTATGTAAAGCAAAATGAGAATATCCCGTGGCAGAAACCACATCCAGAAATACTGTATATTTTTCGCCATCTGTGAGGCCCGAAAGGGAAATGACAGCAGACGACCATGAACCAGCATTTCCCGTGTCATCCACGATCAATTGGTTAGAGGAAACAGAAATCTCAGCGTTATTGCTCGAAATATTCGCGATACCCCCTGAAAAGTCGTCATCAATGATTACGCCCCCCACCAAATCCGCGTCATCGGAATCGCAGAGCCAAGCGCCTTTGATGTCTCCGGGCATCCAGCCGGTGTTGAATTCGGATGTGAGTAGAGCCGCCATGCTGGTTGCTGGCTGACCGGGATTTCGGTGAACTAGCGCAAGCCCATTTGCCCCGGAAATAGCCAATCCCTCATCGGACACAGAGGCCAATCGAGTAACCCCGCCACTTGAAACAGGGAGGATCAAATCGCCGGTCCAACCTCCCCCCACCTTCCAGATATACCGTTCATCGGAAATACCACGGGTGTAGTCCGGGCTCGAAAATACTAAATCGGCGTCCGGGATATCATGAGCCTGCACAATACGTTGAGCGTCGCTCGAATTGCTATCCAGCGACCAAACAATTCGTCCATCAACGAAATCAACATTTCGGACATTCATCGTGAAGGCAGAAGATGCAATATCGACCACACTTCCATCATCCCTAATCACCGAAATCCCACCATCCGTCGCAACAGCAATCGTAGGAACGGCAAGCCCTGTCGCTGGATCGATTGGCGCACCGGGAAGGACAGACATTGCGACGTCGTTGACCGCGTGGTGCACAATAGACGACCCAGAAACCTCCGCGCCCAACAGTTCGTTGCGATGTGCAATGTCAGTGTGCCTACCTACCCGGCGAGGATTGGCAAAAATCTCGACAGGGCCATCCTTGATGAAGTCGATTTTGTGGAGACCACTAGCGCCTGATGCAGCACTACTAACACACAGAATACCCTGCAAAAAGGAAACGCTAGTTAGTGGCGCGGAATTGTGAGCAGCGACAACCAGCATGCGTCCAGCGCCCCAAGAATAGGATCCGTGGAACACCATCCACATCGGCAACGACGGATCGTCGCCATCGTAAATCACGACACGATCAGCTTCGCCGACAATTACAGCGACTGCTGGAAACTCGCGCCGCGCGCCGCGTGTCGCTGTATTCAAAGGTTCATTATACCAGCTAAGATGCTGGCAACGATCACGCCACGCGCCCCCGTCGCTGTCCTCTGATGTGTCATAGATGCAGCAATCAACGGCGCTGTCAGCCAAAACGACATCAATCGCGCTCAAATCCCAGCCCGCTAAGACGCCATCCACTTGCGCATCCCAACCCGCAATAAGCGCAGCAAAATCCCCATCACGTGCAGCAAGCCATGACGTGAAACCCGTCTGCAAATTGGTCAACAGGTTTGCGGTTTGATCCGTCAGATTGCGGCTTTCCTCCAGAAACTCTGTAATCAATTCGTGCAGATGCACATCGGCACCTTTGGTGGGAATAATCACATAGGAAGCCGCGCCATTGGTCGGTCCCGCGTAGACCTCCGACAAAGTGATTTGTGTCGAGCCGCTGAGTGCCTGAATTTCATAGATGTTGCCATCTTCGGTCACCAAAATGTAACCGGCCATGACGGCATTGCCGCCCCATGTGACACCCGCACCGTTAACCACAGCACTGCCATTGGACACCGAAATGGTGCCGCCTCGAGTCCACGCCATTCTTGCGTTCTCCTAGTTGGTTATTTTGCAAAAAAAATCATCATGTCACGGATCGATTGCCCGTAGACATTGCTGTGAGGGTGCCCGACATACGCGCGCCCGATCTGAACCTCAGTGTTTGAGATTTTCTTAATGTGTAATGTGTAGAACCGAGACCCTATGTACTTCCAACTCCAAAAAATTGGCAGGTGAGCGTATAGAGTTTCAATCGGTACGCGGAGCGTGTGTGTGAGCGTTAGATTACCATCAAGGATGTCCTCCACCTGCTCCTTTGTCACAAACCAAAAGCCCTCAATTGGTAACTGTGGAAAGCGGCTATCAAAAACGACATCCCCTACCTCATCAAACAATTGCAACCCGAATTCATCACCGCTGGGTGCTGGAAAATCCGTTGACGAGATTTTGTACTTTAACCGAGTTCCGACCTGCGCTGGACTTGGTGTAACCAGCATACACTTGCCCTGCTGCAGCGTAGCAAACGGCATGATAAAAGACGCTGCTTGCAGAATTCCGTTTTCGTTTAATTCGACATAAATCAGATCATCAATGTTGCTAGTCAGTGGCGCTGGAACACCCCAGCCATGGCTGACAGGGTGTATGGCAAACGACGACGCGACCCACTGATCGCGCTCAAAAGCTACGCTCGTGCCATCGCTGGGATAAGTGACCCCGTCGACGACCTGACTGTACACCCGTGCATTATACGAAAAGCTCTCATAGGAGCTAAACTGTAAATTTATGTATCCCGGATAGTTAGAGAAATCGGTTGCAATCAAACAATCTCCAGCCGCCTTCAAATAGGTGATGGGGCCGTCACCGGCGATGCGCTCGCCGTGCGCGTTTCTAAGTTCAATACCGTAGGTCATGAGAAATGAAAGAACGTCACTGTGAAATCTGGGATCAAAACGCCGGGGAAAACAATGTTCGTCTCTGGCGTCACTGTTAGAATTTTACTGTTGTTGTCCCAATGCAAAGTTGGGTGCGATGAAAAATGAGGCCTAATACCCGTTGCCGGATCAGCCGATGTATCATCAGGGTCAATGCGCGCACCAAAGTGCTGCATATAGAGGTGAAAAACGACGTTAAACATACCCTTCGCATCATCAAATTTCGGCACGGAAATCGCACCAGAAAAATCATGCGCGAAGGTTTCGGAATGAATTAGTCGCGTGCCTGTTTGCGTCTCAGAAAACACCAAATCGCCGGCATCGTTTTTAATATCAAACCCAAAACTCACGACAGGTCCCCCAAGCGCACGCGCTCGACATTATTCCCATCAAAGACGCTTAGGCGGTCATCTTTGATCTCAAGTCGCTCACCAGATGGCGCGCTCTTGAAGTGCCCAATGGTTGCGAAGGTTGCACTCATGGAGCCTGTGACAATCAAGTTCTCGGTGGTCATTAGGCTGTTGTTGTAAAGGCCAGCCGGAGCCATCACCCCGTTGACTAAGCGAGCGTCTGGATAGAACGTGAACGCCGCCTCACCCTGACCATTTGCACCGACAATTCGAAATGCATCGCCAGCAAACACGAATTCACTGTAAACAGCACCACCGGCCTGCACGTCGCTATAATGCGCCCAGCCTGATAGATGGCCATTCACATCCAACGAGTATTGAATGCTTGCGCCGACCCCAGCGATGGCACTGGCATGCTCTGAAATCGTAGCCGACTGCGCACCCAAAGAGGCATTGATTTGCGAGAGCGTTGTGGCCTGTGAAGCATTTTCAGCCACCAGCGTGGAAACGCTCGAAAGAACAGAGGCCATAGCAATGTCATTGCCTGAGATGAACGCGCTCAATGCATCAGCACTGGCCTGATCACCATCAGCGCGCGCTGTGGCTTCGTCGGACAATGACGCTGTGAAGGTTCCAAGCTGAACGCCCATACTGTCCAAGGAATTGGCTTGCGCCTGATTTTCTGACACCAACGTCGCAATATTCGCCACCGCTGCTGCAATCACGCCATCGTTTGCCGAGATGTAAGAATTCAACGCCTCGGTTGACGCCTCATCCCCAAGCACGCGCGAATTCCGCTCCTCCAGAATTTGAGCCACGACGTCAGCGTCCTTGGCGATCAATTCTAGAATTGCCGTTGCGCGCGCCTCGCCTTCTGCAGTGATAATCTCTTCTAATTCAAAGCGGGCTTTTGCCAGCCGCGCACCTTGGCGCAATTCCTCTTTACGGTCGCGCGCCATGGCCAAGGCACCGCTTGCAGCTAGGCGCTCGATGGCCGCCTCTGAAGGGACCACGCGATTGGATGCGAACCTACGCAAGCTGTTTTCAGTTTCGGCCTGTACTGTCTCAAATACCTCAGGAGCCAGATCAATAACACCGATACGAAGGTCGAAGGTCGTAACATCCAACCAAGCAGTCCACGCTTTTTGCCCGGTTACATTTACCAGAGCCTGAACCTGATATTCAGTTTTCGGTTGAGCCGCGAAGGGCAAAACGCTGTGACCAGTCGCCGAAACCAAGACAACACCGGTTCCCAAGTCAGCTTGCGTTTCCTTTAGGCGCACACGCCAATAAATGGAATCCACGCCAGCCATTGTGTAATTGATTTGAATGCCTGGGCGATTGGTCGAGCCACTCGCACCGGCAATTGCGACCGCTTGAACACCAAAACTGCCAAGCACCAAAGGTTCGGGCGGCGTGCGCCGCGCTGGCGGCGCGTTAACAGGGATCTCAAAGTCAGACGACCAATCATAATCAGACGGATCTCGCTCGCGAATTCCTAGCGCGGGCTGAAGCGTGTATGGGTTCTTTTCCGCACGCTCAATCGAGAATAGCTTTCCGTCATAACCATACTTAGAACTTGACCAGCTCACTGTATCCAAAACATTCAAATGGTTTGCATCAGGTGGCAGCGGCAAATTGTGCTGACGGAAACGACGGCTATCGTTTACGTAAGCGCGCCCCAATCGCTGAGCCTGACCTGAATAAGGCACGACATTCAACACCAGCTCTGCAGGCAGTGATTGGTCGCGGTCCTGTTGCTCAAGATCCGGGCGCTTTACTTCTGGCGCGGAGGTTAAACGCCACGAAGCTTCAGGGCTAGGATGCTTGATCGAAACCCCGTTTATTGTGCTTTCTATACCCGGAAAGGGATCATAGGTCGGCACTTTGGCAGCGTTCAAATCATCATCATTGAAGAAGAAAACAGGCAGAGATGGCGCGCCTACATGAATATGCCATGCACCACCAACATCAGCCACCTCGCCCGCACAACCGGCCATAAGCTCGTTGACATAGTCCGAAGGCTGCTCGTTAACTAAGATTTCTATTCCACCGCGGAACTGAGGCTCGGTGCCACCGCCAGAACTTTCTATCGCTCGGTCGCTTTCGTTCATCGCAGCAGCCCAAATGGACAGCGGCAAATCATTGGAACCGCCACCCCAAACGTGACCACTTGGCAACGTGATCCCGCGCTTAACTGCATAAGTGATTACAGAGAGATTTTGGGTTTGCTCCCATGTCGAGGGATCATCAATCCGATGATCACCTGAGCCACCAACAGTATCGTCTTTGCGCAAATCATAAAGCGGAATACCAAGCAACTCGAACAAGAATTCAGGCTTAGGCGTACCCCAAAAGTCGGGATCGTGCCTCATTGTCAAAATGACATATGGCTTGTTGTAGCCAACCATATTTTCAGACCAAGGAAAGTCCGGGTCCGTGCCGTACTTGTCCAGCATCATAGGATCAGCTTGAGTTTGCGACCCGTCGTAATACTTGACCCAAAGATGCCCTTCGTAGTCCTCGACTTCGTATCCGTAGTCGTCATGCAGTGTGTCTGTAATCACGGAGCGCGTACCGCTTACAATCAACCCCTCCAAAGTAACACCCGGCATATCACCTAGCGAAATGACATAGGTCAGATGGCTGCGTGCGTGTGTGACTGTATGAGACAACGGAGGGCATACCCAAACGCCCGCAGTCGCACAAACCCCAACAGGGATAGCAAGCGGGTTTGTACCTCCAGTTTGCGTGAAGCTGGTTTTGATGCCTCGATTTTGCTTAGCGCGTTTTTTTTCAGCCATTTTACGGCCAAGAAGTGATATGCCAGCGCCCAGAAACGTCTGAACAATGAAGCTCGCAAACGCACCACCGCCGAGCCACGTAACAAGCGCTCCAACGGCAGGAGCTGCGTTCGCAGGACCTGCATAAGCACAGAATAGAACCGCCCAAATGACAATAATCATACGCGGAACGCCCTCGCGATATTGGTTAAATCAACCACGCCAAGACCGCCGACATGCAGAACCCAAGCATAGCGCCCCTGCACGATTCCTAGAGCTTGCTCGCCGTCCTGTTCGATAATGGCGATGTCACCGACTTGCGCACTAAGTGATGGAATTTCTTGAAAGTGTTCTGCAACCAGTGACGCCAAGTCGGGGAAACCATTTTCCCGCAAAAGAGCGTGACCACGTTTCAGGCTGCGGTACTTCGAGCGCCACCCGCGCGCAAGATCCACGCCGGTCATGGCCTTCACCGCGCCCGCAGTGAACAGGGCGCAATCATGCTGGCCGGGTTTGAATTCGCGACGAGCAACGTCTTGAGCATATTTTAGAAGATCGGCGTGCCAAGTGTTGGTTCTTGCGATTTTCATTTTTTCTCCTGCCCCCAATAAACCTCCGTCGTGCCTGACACGTCGGCGTATTTCATGAACTCGTCGTTGTTGAATTGCTGCTGGTAAGCGTGCGACTGCGTCAAAGGCAATGTTCGGGTTAGGTTACGAGCAGCGGTGTTGAATTGGAGATCAAACACCGGCTCACCTCCCTTTTTACTACCGCTTTCAGGCGCTTTGTTGAGAAAGCCCTTCAGAATGTCATCTATGACAATGACTTGCAGAGTTTCAGGATCAAACTGAACAGAGTGGATCTGAGCTGGAGCATTCCGCGCATCAAACTCTTTAATGAGCAAGTTAGCCGCTTCAGTTAGCCCAGAGACCGAGACACGCTGTGTCTGAACGACGACGCCGGTTTGAGAAATCAAATTGCCAACATTCACACGCTCACCGAGGCCGATATAGACCCGCTGCTCACCCTCTACTTCGAATGTGCGATCTTCATCTAATGTTGAAAAACCTAAAGTTTGAGCGAGGCCAGTATCCCGGTCCTTAACTTCAAACCAGATCAGGATCTCGGCATTTACCGGACCCCGCGCAGCTTGCGAAAACGGCATGGATTGCCCCTATTTGAGAGTTTGAGACCAAGAGAAAGAGACACCATTCGCAATCGCGGCACGCCGCTCACCGCCGGAATATGAGCCGGGAACATAGGTGGCTTTCAGCGCAGGCTTGAAAAACTGAACCGAAGCCCCTGCAGCAACATTTGCGGAGATATGCGGGCGAACCTCAACCAACTCGGACAAGCTGTTAGTGTCAAAAATTGCTTCACGCTGGACTGAATAATAGCTGAACGATCCGTTTGAATGGGCAACGCTGAACTGGTCGCCAATCTCCAAACTAAAGCCATCAGGCATTCCTGAAAGGATCATCTCTTTGTTGTTCAATGCAACCGAATGAACGGTCACAGTGTTGGCCCGCGCAACGATGCCACCCAGATCATTTTCCAGATGTTCATGAATGGGATCTCCAACCATGAACGTAGCCCCAGCCTCACGGATCGTATTGATCTTTGCGATAATCTTATCGAGCTGGCGCGGGGAGTCAGGCACGATGCTGACAGCCCCAAACCATAGCCGAGATCCTTTTGTGCTGGCCAGGATCTCTCCCTTGCCCGTTTCACCAGCGGATTCCACGTTTTCACCAAGCTCAAATTGCAGGATGGACATCGGCAGATCATCAAAAAAACTCGCCAAAGAAAGAGGAAAAGAAATCGTCATTAGCCCTGCACCAGTGGATCATCTTGAATTTGGTTTACGCGGGTCGGCAACTGGCGATCATATTCGCCAATGCCCTCAGAAACGGTTTCGACCGCCACCCCCTGAATTTCCTTACTGATGTCAGCACGCAAACCTTCGGCCAGACGAATTCGGATAAGACCACCGGAACTCGCACCGTTTAGCATTTGCTTTGTTTCTTGCGCTGTATTTACACGAGAACCGCGCGGCAGGTTCACAAGCTCTGGACCTCGCTCGCCAACCATTGCCATGCCACCGGGCGCTGAATCAGTGCCGTTGGCAAACCCCAGCAATGAACCAAGACCGCCAAGAAACCCTCCACCGCCGCCTAAGCCGCCCATTAGCGACCCCCACAACCCATCGAAGGCTTGCTGCAGGATAATATCGCCCAAGGCTTGCAGAACGCCCCCAAGAGCCTCTTTGAATGATTTGGCACCGGTTACGAGATCCTTAAAAGCGGTACGACCAGCCGTTTTGACGGTATCAACTCGCTTTTCAAAGTTGGACATTTCCTGCTTGGCTTCCTTAATCCCCTTAGCAGCGCCGCCCGCACTACCCTCTAGCTCATTTAGAGATTCTGAAAATTCGCTAGCAGATGCCCCGGCCTCACCAGCATCGTCGGAAAATCCATTTACTTGGTCCCGGATGACCGAAAAGGCTTCTGCAATTCCATTCCCAGAGTTCTTTATTCGCTCGCCACCGCGTGTGATTGTTTCGACTGCGGTATCAAACATCCCGTCAGAAACACCCCTAAGCATGCCACTCACGTCGGACTCAGCAAGCAAACCCAAGCCCAGCTTTTCACCGAACCCAGTATCAGCAATTGAATTCCAAGCCGCTGCCATCCCGTTGACCACAAGATCCCAGGCTTTTGCGATCTCCGAAAACGCGCGCACGTAGGCCCCGGCAATACCAGCAGAAACCCCACTCATAATTTCGAACAATCCCCATGCGGTATGGCCAAGCCCCTTAAAGACCGCCTTGCCCAATGCATAGAGAGAATTCATTGCTTCACCGAAACCACCAGCCCCGCGAACCAATTTACCAAACCAGAAAAACAGCTCCCCAACGCCCACGATCAGGGCACCAATTCCGGTCCTAATCAATGCACCACGAAGAAACGCCAAAGCGCCTGAAAGCTTAAACGTGGCCACGCGCGCCGCAACAAGCGCTCCGACATACCGTACACCGAACAAGCCGACCGCCGTCGCCGCATAGGTCGCAAGTCGACCAAGATTATCAGCGAGACCATCAATCACAGCACGTAACGTGCCGCCGACGCGCAGACTATTCGTCAGCGCTTCCGCCATTTCGCCAAGTGCTGGCACTATAGCTTGCGCGAGACGCTGCCCCGCATATTGCGCAATAAGACCAAGGCGACCAATTCGATCATTTGCCTCTTCGATACGCGCGGCATCAACCTGACTGATCGCCAATCCGTAATCATCGACATCCTTGCGCGCTTGACGAATGGCATCGCCCCCTTGCTGCACCAGCAGAACCATTTCACGGTTCCGTACACCCAAATCCCGTAGGATCGCTGTCGTTTTACCCGATGACAGGCCCAACTTTTGAACCTGATCAGCGATGAGTGCGATTTTCTCGTCAGCTTTGAGACCCTGAACATCCTGCAGGGTCAGCCCCAAGGCCTCCAAAGCACGCTTGCCATTGCCACTGGTGCCAATTGAAGCGATTTCGCGCTCCATTGTTTGAATGTCGTTTGTGAGGCTGGATAGGCTGACGCCAGCCTCTGCAGCCGCCAATTCAAGCCCCCGAAAACCTGCTATATCGGTTCCCAATCGACGCGCCGCCTTAGCCGCTTCGTCGATTTCCTGAGCACCTGCAAGCGCAGCAGTCACAATAGCCGCACCCGCCGCACTTGCCGCCAGAGCAACCGCCTTAAATTGCGATTTTAACTCTGCCAGCGGAGACTTTACGCGACGCGCACCCTTTTCGAATTTAGCGCTATCCAGCCCCAAATTGACGCGAAGCGCGCCGATCACAGATTGTGCCATTGTTTATCCTTGTTGATCTAAAGGATCCGCACCCCAGACCGCTGCCAGTACGTCGCCCATAGCCTGCAAAGTTTCGCGCGATTGACGCTCAACCTTGCCAGCGCCACCACCGACAAATTGCTTGAAATCTGGGATTTTTTCAGAACGCGACAGCGCCGCGATATGCCAAACGAGCCACGCTTGGTCTTTGTGTTCACGCTCGAAACGCTGCTTTGCACCGCTCATATGCGCTAAATACAGACGAGGTGTCAGCGACCAGAAGGCATTTCCGTCAAAACCCGCTGACACATAGGCCTCACACATCGCTAGATAGTCTAGCTTTAGGCTGGCTTTTTCACCCGAGGCTTGGCTTTCCGCTTTCCCGGCGCGTCACCCTTTTCAGGTTCCGGGCTGGCGTTTTTAATGACCTGCTGCAGGATACTTGTATCCTCGCTCAAAAGCCTGCCCGCCAACTTAACATCAGCATCCGGGTGATGTTCCTGCAGGAATGAGTGCATGATCTGGCGCGCGGCCACGACAGAAAACTTCCCCGCCTCAAGCTCATCAAAGGCCTCAAGCGCGTCACCACCTGTTGCCTCTTCAAAATGGCACATCGCGTTAAAATCACAACGAAGCGTATAGGTCTTTCCATCGGCGATAATGGTCGCCTCACCAAAGAAACGATTTGCCATTACGATGCCGCCGCCGCTGCCAATACAGGCTTACCACTGCACTTGATTTTGAGGGTTGCAGTCATTTTGTCATTGGTCAACTCACCCGGCTCAAAGGCTGTAACCACGCCTGCGAAGGTCATAGTGACGCCATTGGGAAACTTGATCTGAAACCGCCCTTTGCCTTTGTCAAACGCCGCGACAACAGCGTCAGTGCTTGAAGGGACATAGTTAAGCCCAACGGACGCCTCACCACCCTCTTTGAGGCCAGCGATAAATTCCTTCCACTGCTCTGGGCTTTTGAGATGCGTCTTTTCGACCGCATCTCGTGTCATACCCGGCGGACCGATTGAAACCACCTCGGCAATTTCATCAAATTCATTCTCGGTTGCGCCTTCGATCCCGATTGAGGAATCGTAACCAATACCTACTTCATTTTCCGGCATGTCATGCCCTCCAGTTTGTTTTAAAATCGATCTTCACAAAGAAAGGCCGCTCGGCTTCGTTTGAGCCGCCTTCCCGTCCATCCCGGCTGTTCAGCTTGAACACACCGCGAAACCCGCCACCGCGATACCCGTCAAGAAGGTCACTCACAGCGCGCGAAAGCAATTTTGCAGCTCCGTAGGTCTCGCCGTAGCAATCAACCTGGACTCGCTCAATTGCCAACCCATCCCGGCCTTTAAGGGTGTGGCCCTCCCCATCGCCGAAAACGTTCAAGACGATGGCAGGAAATGGTTTGCCCTGTGGGTGAGAACCAAAATTCACGCGATCACCGCAGAGATCTGCAACGTTGGGCGCGTCTCTTAGTAACGCCCGCAATTCTTCTTCCATGGTTTACCCTTTCGCAGCGAGACGCGCTGCCTTGCGCTCGGCTCGCGCCAAGGCTTTCGCCAATTGCTCCCAAAGATCCTTGCCAAGGCGGTCAAGCATAGCCTTGTGGTCCTGATCCCAAGCCGGTCGGAGCGCCGCTTGCGGCGCGTGGTGGATGTTGCCAAATTCCTGCTGCACGCCCGCCGGGTCATCGGTTCCGACGAAACCCTCGACAGCCGCACGGTCGTCGCGGAACATTTTGCGATGCATGCGGCCTTGACGCTTACTCAGCTTTGTCGAGTAGGCGAAGGATTGGGCATAATCGCCGGTTTCACCCACCGGCGCGAGGCTGTTGGCCAGTTCCGCCATGGGTTCCGCCGCAGATTTTAAGCCACGGCGCAAAACATTCTTTCCGGTAGCCTTAGGCAGATCATCAAGCACCGCCTCCAACTCAGCAAAGCCGTCAACTTTCATTGTGATGGCGCTGTCAGAACTCATTGGTCCGTTCTGGTTCCGGCTGAGAACTCAAGAAAGTCCTTTGAAACCCTGGAAACTTTGACACCAAATAGCTGATAAACAACACCCCGGCACCGGAGCTGATCGTTAGGCGTCAAACCTCGTGTAAAATTGGTGGCACGTAACGTGAAACGTGTGGTGACAACCGCAGCAATCTCACCAGCACGCCAGCGCTCACCGTCGGAAAGATCTTCTTTCTTGGCCAGCAACTTGCCGCCGTGATCAACCGGCGCTCCGTTTTCCGAAAAACCATCATCCTCAGCCTGCAATCGCATGAATTGAACCGGCGTATCAAAGTCACTTAATCGCATTATTCCCCCGATCAGGCCGCAAACCGGCGATAGCGGCCAACTAAGCTCTCAACTCCAAGAGCGATTTCGGCCGGCACCTCTTTACCTTCAGTCGCAGATCGATTTTCAAAGAAATGACCAATCAGTAAACGGGCCGCTGCTTTAATGTCCTCAGGGACTGTCGATGCCGTTGCGAAACCGGCAGTAAACCGGATTTCCGCCGCATCAGGTCGCGATTGTACAGCAGGAGCAGAACGTCCCGGCAACCAAGACACCAAGGTATAGCGGCCCTTCCGCACGAGGTGGTAATCTGAGGGCGTCACCACTTGGGAAACACCTTCAGGATCGATGTAGCGAACCTCGTTGATGGCAGTGACGCGAGACAATGGCAGGCGCATAAGGCCACATGTGAAACCCGCCCCCTTTGTCGCCCACTGCTGAGCAATCAACGGGAAGCCAAGCCCCCCGAAACCATCCTCATCAATGTCGAGGAAGGCAGTTGCAGCCTTGATCGCGTGACCGACCTCAATGTCAAAATCAGCCTCCAGGAGGCGAAGGTGGGCTTTTGCGTCAGCCAACTCAATCAAATCGGCGCCACCGCCCGAAATGCGCTCTAACCACATAGACCGCGCCTCAGTCCTGTGCTTGCTCTGGCTCTTTGCCAGCGCCTTCTGCACTTACTTCAGGCATCGCCGAAGGCAGCATTTCCAACAACACTTCGAACTCAGCCAAAACCGCCTTCGCGGTGTCACAAAGCTCTACGCCGCTTTTAGGATCCGGCTGTAGCAACCCATGAACCTTTTCAGCCTGATCGCGCGCCGCATGGAGCTGAAGAACCGCCTCGGCAGCGCGAAGCTTTTCAGCGTCCCGCTCAGACGACGCGGCGTCAAGCTCGACAGCAACCATATCGCACCGGCTCAACAAATCATCCCGCTCCAGGGTCAATTCATTGCACGATTCAACCGCAGATTCACGCTCAGATACCGCAACTTCACGCTCAAGCTTTGCCGTGTCGCGATCAACAATTGCTCGGCGAGCCTCTTCTTCACTCGCTTTCAGGGTCGCAGCAATAGTTGGATCATCGTCCGTAGGCTCGCAGATGCCCGCATCGCGCCACGCCTCATATACCCAAGGCGCCAACCAAGTATTTTCGCGCGGCTTTAGCGAGTAACGACCACCCTCGACGCCTTCTTTCATTTTCACATAGACGCCCTCTTCAAGGACACCCTTCGGGAAATTCTTAAATTCCCCCCCAGTCAGATCCAAGCGCTGACCAACCACCAAGACCGATGCTTCATCGCCCTCGCCGTATGTGTGTTCGCTTGCCGCAAATGCCACGATGGCCTTGCCCGCATTCTGTTTCTTAGTCGCCATTGTCAGCACCCTCTCTTTCAAAGAAAAACCGCCGCCCATGGTCAGGGCGACGGCATCAATTTTTCAGCCGCTTAGGCCGCTGCTTGACGCATCTTCTTGATCGCCGCGTTGTTGGCATGGATGGTCTTACCATCTGTGCGCATCAAGGCCATGAAACCGACCTGGCCCTTCTTCGCGTATGCGGAGTCGGTGAAGCGGTAGAGCGTCACGTTCATGATGTCGCGAATGAGATATTTGTTCATATCCCCAAACAACACAGAGTCAGCGCCCGGAGCTGGAGCAGCCATGTCTTGGTTGATGGTGTAACCATAGCCACCGATTTCAGCAGGAGCCGCGCCTGTAACACCCGGCAACCAGATCGGGCGCCCGTCTGCATCTTTAATTTTCTTCGCCGTTTTCAGAACAGTGTCATGGAACATCCAGCGCGCATTGCGACGATAGAATGGATCAACGGAATGCTCTAATTCAGTGAAGTCGCCGAAGGTGAAAGTGTCGGTCATACCGGCAACAGTCGTGTGACCCAAACCAGCACCCCCAACGATACCAGATGGCTTGCCGTTCCCGTCACCCAAAGTATAAGCGGTGTTGGTCAGTCGAGACAGACGCGCTGCGAGCAAAATATTAACCTTACTCGGCAAATCCTTAATGAAAGAGTCCTGGATTAGCTCAATGGGCAATGTAACCACTCGCGAGCTAGCCTTGTGAGCGCCAATCATAGTGGTGCCGACCGAAAAATCACCATCATTTGCGCTGGTATTCTCAGCCAACCATTCCCCAGTTTCCGAGGTTTCATCGATAGTCGGCCACTGCAACTGCTCACCACCAGCCGTACCGATAGTGTCTGCGACATTGCGGACCCCGCCAAAATCAGACATCGCCGTCAAAAGCTCACCTGCAAACGTTGTCGGCACCAAGTGCCCACCTTCGCTGTCAGTACCCGTCGACTGCGCCGCACGAACTTCGCGGTGATACTCGTTGAGAACTTTCTCATCGAGCGCATTTACGGCGCGCTCGCCTCCACGCAGGTAGGCATCAAACACAATATTGCGGACCTCATCCCCCGGCTGAGCGCCGGGCTGTTGACCCGCGTTAGGAGTCAGCGGCGTATCGGCGTCGCCAGCTTCGGACTCCATGCGCGCTTCAAGGTCGAGCTGCTTTTGCTTCGCCTTGATTTGAGCGTCGATCTTTTCGATTTCGGCGAAAATCTCATCCTGACGTTTTTCGTCATAATCCGCTGTATCTTTGTCGACGTTGTTGCGCGCCTCTTTGGCTAGCGCGTCACGCTGCGACCGCAGCTGTGGGATAGTCTTGGACATTGCCAATTCCTCATAAAAAAACCCGGCTGATGCCGGGCGGTTTCGGTTAATTTGCGGACGCGCCGCAGGTTAAGGCGCAGTGCGTTCAAAGAACTCCAGCTTGCGCTTCTGGGCCGCACGAAGTGCAACCACAGCCTTTTCGCCGTCATCCTGCTGTTTTGCAGGCGGCTTTTTCTTAGGGGCTTTGTCGTAAATGCTCAGGTCAAAACGGTCATTTGCACCGCCCTGCTTGTCATAGACCCGATCCACTAAGCCCATTTCCAAGGCCTCATCGGCCTCAAACCAAGTTTCTTCATTCATCAACTCGACAAACTCGGCATCAGACTTTCCGGTTTTATCGGCGTAGTCGCGGCGAATTCCGCCATCGATCTTTGCTAGGAGATCCGCACCCTTCTGATGTTCGCGCGTGTCGCCCATCGTCCAACCCCACGCGTTGTGAATCATGATCTGCGCACCTTGTGCGATCTCAAGTTCATCACCAGCCATCATCAGATAAGAGGCGGCAGACGCAGCAACACCGTCGATATGAACAACAACGCGGGCATCGTGCTGCTCAAGCGCGGTTTTCATAGCCCGCGCCATGAACACGTCACCGCCTGGACAGTCTAGGCGCAGGTGAATGACATCCGCCTCGATCCCGTTCAGCTCAGTGCGGAACTCAGCGGAAGTTACACCCCAATAGCCGATAGCGTCATAAAGCATGACCTCGACTTCAGAAGACTCCTCATCCAAAGCCTTAATCTTTAGACCAACCTTCTTCTGGTCCTTGGCCTGCAGTGCCTTCGCGACGATCTCTTGAAATTTCATGTTTTGCCCTCTTGCTTTGGCGGGTGTTGTGGCGATGGCGGAACCGGATCGGAGCCACTATCTCCGCTCTTGCTCGCCTCACCCTTGGAAACAGGTCGGTAAAGCTTTTTTGCCTCGTCATCATCAATGCTAGGCAGGCCATCCATGTCGCGAATTTCAGCGACCGACATCCAACCCGGATGCTGAGTACCACCCAGAGCGATTTTATAAGCCTCATACCGCGCGGCCAGATCGGCACGCAGAAGCGTATCAAGATTAAACTTAATACCGACACCGGCCTCTCGCTCTGCACGCGTTAGCAATTTGCGGGTCAACTCACCCTCAAAACGCTTCACATGCTTTCGCAGACCAAGAATGTAGAACTGCGCGGTTTGCGCGTTGATACCTGTTCCCCAACTCGTGGATTTGTTAGTCTCACCAATCAGATGTGGGGGAATTCCAAATGCGCGCGCCACATCAGAAACTTGGAACGAGCGCGACTGCATAAGCTGCGCAGTTTCAGGATCCTGCATCAAGCTTACAAATTTCCCACCCTCAGCCAATACCGCAGGAAGGTGCGAGTTTTGCACGCCCGCCATTTTGCGCATCCAGTAGTTGCGAACCTCGTCCGCGACCTTTTCATCGACCTTACCTTCGTAGGTAATGTATCCGCTCGGCGTTCCACCCTGCTTGTAAAACAAACGGGCATATTCATCAGCATCAAGACCGATTCCGATAGTTCGACCGAATGACTTGATCGGAGACAGTGCCTCATACTTGCTGACCGCTGCAGATCCCCGAAAATGCAGAACATCGTCTTTGTCTAAGCCATAGGTGTCGCCATTTTCGGTGACCCTATAGGCTAGGCGACCGCTTGAAGTTTCAAACGGCTTACAGATGCCCTCCAGAATCGGACGCAATGCCACAGGATCGCCCCGGCGATTGCGGACAATTTCCGCCTGCCCATTCCCATCTAAGAAGGCCAAAACGCCCAAGCCTTCGAAAAACACTTCAGGCGTATAATTTTCATGCGGCTCATGATGAACCAGCCAATTGGCTTCATGATTTTTGTGTTCTTCTGAGCCACCGTTTTCGCCCGGCTTCATTACCCGCGCACCCAATGTGCCGATTGTCCCTGCAAGCAACGAAACACAACCAAAAACCGCCGTAAGTTTCATTGCAGATTCCCGGGTGACCTCATCGCCACCGATGAAATCAAACATTTCGCGCCACTCTTCGACAGAAGCAGACGACTGAAGGTTTACAGGCATACTGGTTTCCGGCGCAGCCTGCACAACTTCCGGCTCAACGCGAGGCGCAGTGGCAACCTTCGCCTTAGATCCGAACAAACGATCAAACATTTACAAACCCCCGCGTCACGACGCCCTTGCTTTCATCTTCTTCGACCGCCTGACACAGCGGCCAAATTCCGTTTATCAACGCGTCGATTCCATCGATCTTGTCTTCTGGCGCCAACTTAGTTGGGAAAATGTAGTCTCCGCCCGGAACCTGCTTCAGCAAGGTGTTACCAGCCATCCACATTAGAACTGGATTATCATCGTGCAGCAGACGCTCATCATCGACGGCTGCAATCAATTTGTTGAACGGCTCGTTTGTGTTCGCCGCCCGCTTTCGCAACTCGACGGCCTCAATACCGGCGCCATCCCAAGTGGCTGCCATTTGCTGTGCAAATTGCGCATCATAGACGACCATCTCGACGTCCAAAACCGGGAGGTCTCCCCAACCCCATTCGTTTTTCGGGTCGTGATCTTCACCGTGTCCCGCCAACTGCATGACCAGAGCCTCGACCAACCGAAGGTCTAACTCAGCGCCCGCCGTTGTTTGTATCAACCCAGTGTTTGCCCAACCCCAAAGATGCTCGTTACCCGGCGCATTGACCACTTTGTCAGGCAGACAATGCCAACTAAATGCTGTCAAAGGCCCTTTTGCCGGATCTATTTCGTCAGGGAACACGACCACGATGCTCGAGGGGTCATGCCGAGTTGCGAGGTCAACGCCAATGAAACAACGGCGCCCCGCGTAATCCTTGATCTTCCGTGAGGCGTCGCCACCAGCACGCCAACAATCCATATCTATTGCAGAGGCGCCAACACTGGTCCAAATGTCCAAGTGCTTACGCAGGAACTCACCTAATGCAGCCGGGCTGGCCTGCGCTTTTCGCCAATTATCTTCCATTGACTGCAGCGTCTTTGACGCATGCAGGCAGGGATTAGCCTTCGCCCAGGTCGCAGGGTCACCGGCATCATCGCCCTCATCAGCCTCAAAAATAAGACCGAAGAAATTTTCGTCCTCATACACACCATCGAGAACTCGCTGGAGATACTTGCGCTGCTCGTAACAGATGCCAGCGGTGTTATGGCCAGCGGTCGTGATTGCGATCAACAACGGCTGATCGCGAGACCCCATGCCATTTTCCATCGAGTCCCAAACATCACGCTTGTCGTGTTCGTGCAGCTCATCAATGATGGCGCAGTGCGGGTTTTTCCCATCTTTCGATTTTGTCTGGCTTGCAACAGGTTGAAACACCGCCGCAGGATCGAGGGTCTTAATCTTGTGCTGCTCAATCTCAAGATCCAACACACCGGCCAAAGGCTCGCCGTCCACTTTGCCGTTCAAAGCCATGACCCGCGTTGCGTCAAAGACAATACGCGCCTGATGGGTCGAAGCTGCAGCGGAATAGACTTCCGCACCCGGTTCATCGTCTACGGTCAAGAAATAGAGACCAACACCAGACAATAGAGTCGATTTACCGTTTTTACGCGGCACCTCGATGTATGCTGTGCGGAACCGGCGCAACCCGGTTTCCATATGCACCCAACCGCCAATCTGCCCGATCAGGAAAGCCTGCCAACCCATGAGCGTTAGGTTTTCACCACGCTGCGCCCATTTGCCTTTGATGTGCGGAAGCGCCTCAAGGAAGGCGCACATGTGTTCCGCCGCCTCCATATCGAAGACGTAAGGAAATTCGTCTGTACCTGCCCGCTTCAGATCCTTGCGAAACCGTTTGCAGGCCTGCTTAATCCGCTTACAACTTGGCAGTCTGTTGGACAAAACGTCCTCGACCCAATCAAACCCGCGAAGGGTGATTGGTGCCTCAACAGCAGAATCCAACATTAGTTAGGCCCGGCCCTTGCGCTTTCTCAACGGCTTAAACGGCGTAACCTTGTCGTCACCATCTGGGCCAGATGGGTCCGGCTCATTCAGCAAATCTAAAAATGTGGTTTGAGTTGACATACCGTTTTTGCTACGCGCGTAAGGCGTTGCCAAAAGCTCTCGCTCCAAAATCAAAAGCTTGTTTTCATGGAACGCACGGCTTTGCTCTTTTCCAGACAAGTAGCTGTCTTTTTCAGCGGACTGATCATCCTCATCAATCTGCTTTGATAGTCGGTCGTATGCTGCGCGATGTGTCGCGTATCGAACAACCAACCCAAATACAGCTTCATCTATTGTCTTTTCGCGGCGAAGCACCTGCAAGATGCTGGCGCCATGCTTCTTTTCCGCATCCCCAAAATGATCAGGCCACCCACCCAGGAGGGAAACAAGACGATCAACTCCTGCAGCAATATCATTCATGATACCCCCCCCTATAAACTTTCGTGCGTAAAAATCTTATTATACCCGCCGGTACCCTAGAAATTGGGATCAGACTTTTGATCCCCCCCTCTTGGCCCGGCGCTCGATGCGCTGCTTCTTACTGTCGTGACAAGGCTTGCAAAGCGACTGAAGCCTTCCAAACCAGAACTTACCGTGGTCACCCCTATGCGGTTCAACGTGGTCCGCAATCGTTGCCAACTGACGAGAATCGCTAGGGCACATCTCACAAAGAGGCTCAGCTTTAAGCTGCTGCGCCCGCCTCCCACCTGGCCCCTTCCAAGCTTTGCGCTTGTACCATTTACGATAAGGTTCATTCGCACGCTTAGCATCCGCTGGGCGATCACGCTCCCGCTTTTCCTGAGCCGCGTGCTTGTCGCAATAAGATGTGCCTAATTCAACCAGCCGAAAGCAACCCGGATGCGCACAAGGCTTCTTAGGCATCAAACTCTTTCAAATAGCAAAAGGCCCGCGATGCGCGAGCCTCATTCATTGCAGTAGCAGTGGGTAACGCGGTGTGGCTGTTGCCCGGTCGCGAAACCTCGGGTCCACGGTTTTGCCCTTCCAAGCTATTGCTTGTGTTACTTCATTGGCAGGGACCGTTTTGGATCATCCTGATTCGCTCCTAGCATTCGCTGATTCGTTCCGTCAATAAAATTCTGCAAACGCTCGATCAGAAAGTGACCGGCTCTAACTCAGAAACATGCATGCGACGACGTACCGAACGGCCAAACAATTGCATGACAACCAAGGCGCTAGGCCCATCAATCTCGACAACCTCAGTCTGATAGCCCTCAAGTGAACCTGATGACACGCGCACCAAGTCACCTGCATCAAATTCCGCATCGGTTCGCATGTATCGCTGCAAATCTGATGGCAAGCCGCGACGACCCATTTCAGCCATAAGAGCGACAATCTCACGCTCAGATATGATCAACGGATTACCGCCAGCCCCCAAAACACCCGCGACCACATTAAGCGCCATCATGTCATGCCAACGCTCAAGATGACGCGGCCAGCCAACAAAGAGCCAATCACCCATCGCCGGATACTCGACCCGTGTGCGCTCATTGGAATAGCGATTTGTTTTGCGCCACTCGGATCTCTTAGGAAGAAAGACCTGAAAGCCCGCCTCTTTCAGCAAATGCTCTGCAACAAAGACGCGCTCACCCGTACCTTTAAGGCGGCGATGACATGTTTGCCCGTCCTTGTTTTTATACTTCTCGAATTCTCCACCCATGACTGCCGTGCGACGACTATGATTGCTTGGCGGCTTCATCCGCACAGCAACCCAGATAAACCCAGATGTGACAGGGCTAGCATCAGAGAAATCGTGACGTAAGTTCATGCCGCCACCTCATGCTCATCAGCGTTGATGATCGAAAGGGCTTCAGATTGGTGACGTAGATACCAACTCAACCATTGGCGACGATCTTGCGTTGCATCACCTCGGTCTATCGCGCGCTGAACACGCCCCACTTCCTTAGTATTTTCCCGCGCCTGATCAGCGAGCCGCGTGAGACTGAGCTTTGAAAACGGCGGTCCATATTTCGAAGCCGCCATATAGAGTTCGGTCAGATACCCCATAACCCTTGCGTGTTGCCCAGCCTGGCTGCGCAACACGCTGACAACATAAGAGCAAGACCGAGGTGGAGGCGATTGCAAGAACATGGCCTGCCTGATGATTGACACCTCATCTGGCCACTGGTTCCCCTCTTTGCCTTTGGCATTCCGCGTACACCATACAACCAAGCCCTTCAGATGAAGGTCAGGGAGATAGGCAATCCTATCAGCCAAACGCACGAGCATCTCAGCATGATCAGCCTCTTTCATTCTGGCCTGCTTACGCATGCCTGTTGCTTCAAGTGGATTGATCAACAGCCGCCTAACGCGATCACGTTTCGTTTCTTCACAACGATCCATCTCGTGCCTCCAATCTTCTTTGCAAATCAAAGTTATCCACATGCGCCACCGGGTTTTAGGAATGCAGCGCAAGTCTTTTTTTTTATTGTTCTTTCCCTGTCTCTTTCAGAGCGGAAAGAATGAGACCAAAAAAAACGAGAAACGGGCAATACTTTAGGGAATTCTGGAATTTTCCTTCCAGTTCCTTCCAATTTCTTTCCGCCGGAAAGAAATGCCCAGAATGAACAAGCTCAACCACGGCGCAATTCCAGCGCTTCCATGGCTTGCCGAACGACTGCAACCGTTCGGTTCTGGCCTTCGAAACTCTCAAGTAAAATTTGGTCAAGCTGAGAAATATAAGCGTCATTTTGCGCCATCTCAGAGTGGCCACCAGCCCGCACCACCTTGTCAGGCAAAGCCATAAGACGCTTACGCTCGCGGCCTAGCTCGCGATCCTGCGCATTCTTAGCCTTCAGCCCGATTGCCTTTTCGGCCATCTCAACGACAACCGGATGACCATATCGTACCTCTTTATTGTCGCACCGATACTCGCGCCAATTGTAAAGCGGCGAAATATCCAATTTGCATAGGTTGTGCCACTTCTGCAGATCGACGCCTGCCAGGGCGGCAAGCTCACGTTCATCAGTCGGCAACGTGCCAACCGGCGATTGGTTTTGTGAAACCCACATCAACTCATAAGCAATGGCTCGCACTTCTGGCTCTGCCAGTAGTCGTAACCGTGAGTTCAAAACTCGATTGAATTGCCACTCGACAAAAAAGTGAGAGTCCAAACGGACCTTGTGACCGATCGGATACTCAGGGCGCTCAGAACCTTCGACCGCCTCAAACGGTGTTCTTGCCTGCATATTCATAGTGGCACCTCATCGGAATATGGCGAAAGCTTAGGAACTTCCGTCTCTTTGATTTGGATAACCGGGCGATTGACCCTAAGGGCGCTGACAACATCGCGCCAAATACCCTCACTCTCGCGCCAGCCCTCGATTGGGGGGATGATGACCGGCCCACAGGCACGCATAAGAGGCGTCCGCCAGTTCTGCCAAAAGCCTTCGTCCAACGGGTCCAGCCACTCGCGAAAATCCGCATGGATCATCTCAACCGCCTGAACGACAGGTGAGATGACTGTGATACCAACAGATGCAAAGGAACGGCACCAAAGCGCGGCCTCTGCTGCGCGATCAAGGCTGGCCATTCCGTCCCAACCTTCATCCCGGATCACAACACGTTTCGTGTATGGCGAAGCAAGGTAACAAAGCGACCCGCGACACTTATTTTCGGCCTCTTTCAGTGTGGCGCCCGGCAGGAAAAGAGCCCCTTCCATGTGCCGCGCGAGATGCGGATTGTTCCAATCAATCCGCTTTGGATTAAGGCGCACTTCCATGTTCATAGCGGCAAATCTCCCTGCTGCTTGGCGTCGAAATGCGCCAGCATGGGCGCAACAATTAAGTCTGGGTTCATGTGATCAGGCACAGGTGGATAGTCACCGGCGCGGGTCAAATCCTTACGGCTCGGCGGAATACGGACGATGCGCCCTGCCCCGGCATGCTCTTTCTCAAAGATGAGCCAGCAATAACTTGTCGCCGTTGTTGGCTTCTCGACCTCATAGTCACGAGGCAGATATGGCCCATGAAACCGTTGAGATTGTGATTTCACGCGACAGATTTTGACGTCAGGATCAAGCAGAACCCCGCGCCACAAAACGACCCGCTCTGAAAAGGGCATAAACATGCTTTCAGGCTGATCTTTAAACAGATTAAAATACCGCTCTTGCCCCTCGACAAAAGCGGTTCTGACAAAGACCGCGACGCCGCGCTCTGCCAGTTTCAAACCCTGCTGGATAAATTCTAGACCCAACTTGAAGGGCGGGTTCATAAAAATCCAATGCGCGCGCGGGTTATCGTCCCCCCAATGCATTAGAAAATCCGCCTGCGCGTTCATACCGCCAAACCCATAGTCATGCACATCAGTCGCAAAAACAGAGCCAAAGTATTCAGACAATGGGTCCACCATGTATCCGCGATTGCAGCACGGGTCCCACGCCATTTGACTGGATAGCAAATGCCCCTGCTGCCGTAGTGCCTCACAAACTGCGCGCGTAGCCCATTTGGGCGTCGGGAAGTCATCAAGGCTGTTATGAGGTTCGTGGCGTTGCTGCATCACGGCTGCAGAGCGATTGAGCGATGTCATTGCTCTGGTTCCGGGCACGATGCGGCAGCTTCAGCGCGCTCACACTCAAATTCATCTAGAGCCGACTTGATTGCCTCAATACGCGGGTACGAAGGTTCCTCGATTACACCACGCTCAAGGCGATTGATGTAGTTCGGCTTAATTTCAGTCTTCCCGAACTTTACGGTCGCTCGCGCCGCCAATTCAGTCTGCGTCAACCGCAAAGATTCGCGGCGTGACTTTATGCTTTCGCAAATGGTGACTGTCATTATTGATAACCTTTTATACATCTAGGTATATTTATATACCCGCATGTTCGGTTGTCAAATATACATTTACGTATTATTTTGTACTCAATAACGGGGACTTCTGGAAACACAAATGGATATAGTAGCGCGACGCAGGCTAAAGGCAGAACTTGCCAGATTGGGCTTCAAGGCTAATGAAGTTTCCACAGAGCTATGGGACGCTCCAACATATCTCTCTCGTGTCATCAATGACCGGATCAAAGAACCATCAGCAAGTCGCATCACGCAACTCTGTGAGCATACCGGAATTGATTGGTCGTTTATCCTGACAGGTGAAGTGATCGACAATCGAAGGAAATCTCTGATCGAGAAACTTTCGCAAGCCCCCGAACATCTCATTGACGAGGTTGATGAGTTCGTTCGATCTATCGATCTTGGCAAATCTGATTAGACACAGAATGGCTACAGTCTTTTTCTGTAAGCAACCTAATCTCCACCCACTTTTCCAACTTTTTGAAATCATCGTCGCTTAAGGCGGCGATTTGTTTTGTCAGTTTTTGCAATTTCTCAGAAGTCATATTTAATTTTCATTGTCAAAAGTAGCAGAATAGTTATACATATAGGTATATTATACACGCTTCTAATGAGGTCAACCGAATATGAGTTCCGCTAAAGTTGAAAATCGCCTAAACCAAATTGACAAACTTTCTCACAACGGAATTGCTATTGGAATTGGATTTGAGGGCGGCTTACCCACTGTCACGAAATTCACCTATCCGCCAAGGTTCCTAGCGGAATACAATGATCGAGGCCTCGCGCGTCACGACGCAACGCTACACTACGGCTTTCAAAATGACGGAATTGAACAATGGGAAGCCATTAAACAGGCAAGCGAGATGAGTGAAGCATTTGACCTAGCGCGCTCTTATGGCATTTTGGACGGCGTTTGCTTTGCAACAACGGTATTCGGCAGAAAAACAATAGCCAGCGTGTCTCAAGACCCCAAAAGCCCTTTATCAGACAACGAGTGTTCAGCAATCTACGAGAGCCTAATTGCGTTGAGCATTCAAGTTCACGAAAACCAGTTCGCCAAGCGCTACTCGCAAAACACAATCGAATGGTTGAAACTCGCAGTCCAGGGCAAAGACGATAAAGAAACCGCAGGGGAAATTGGGCTTTCCATCCATGGCGCACGAGCGCGTAGAAAAGCTGCGCTGCTTGAAATTGGCGCCTCGAACCCAAGCCAAGCGGTCGCGCTAGCCTTTAAACACAACCCTGCCGAAATGTACGGATTCGTATAAAGCATAATGTAGTTTGGTCCCCTATCCTGCCAGAGATTAACAACTCCGGCAGATACTATGAAAATTTTTGGACCAGACCCAAAAGACATTTCCTTAAAGCAAATTCACGACTTTCTTTCACTTCGTAAGTCAAAGTTTGTCGATAAGCTGAGATGGGATATTCCTCACACTTCCGAGAAAGAGTGGGATCAATACGACCTCCCCGATGCATTGTTCATTATCGCATATGATGGCGAAAACTGCATTGGCGGCGCGCGCTTGCTATCCACAAGTGTTGAAAGCGTAAAGTTCTTTGGGCAGCCCCGCTCTTGGATGATACCTGACTTTGTGGACAGCGGTATAATCGACCCCTTAGCGGTAGAAGCTCAACACCTCTTGTCAGACCCAAAAGTCTGGGAAATGACACGAGTTGTAACAACTCGGCCTGACGTCATGGGCGCAATCCTAGACAAGGCAAATGAATATTTGGCCAATCAAGGCGCCACACACGTCTTGACCATTTCCCCCATCTCAATGCCGAAGGCTCTGGAAGCAAACGGTTATAATACCATCGCGATCAGCCCATCAATGAAATTTGATGGCAGGCGATACGTGACACTTAGGACCCCTATCAAGAAACCCGCGTGATACATGTAGGTATATTTTGGTGTTGACTTTGTACTTATAGGTATATTTATATACGTATGAAATACGAGGATAGACACGATGCAACTGAACTCTGTCAAAATCACACAAACTCCCATCCTTCACCGAACTGCCTCAAAGCACTACTCATTGGTGAAGAAACTAGCCGGGGCAAACCTGTCCTGCCCCGGCGCTTTTCATTCCCATTCCGCCGAGTCCTCCCTAGGCGGATATGGGGGCGCGGGGCGCAACGCCCTTACCTCGGATCAGCGCCCCCAGCTTATTCAACGTCCTGCGTGGCACATGGTACTCAAGAGCATGCTAGAAGGCGCTGTAATTGCGCTTTCCGTTCTGGCGGTGATTCTCCTTGCAGCTACGTGCGCCCTGCAAGTCTTTCAAATCTATTTCGCGTCATAAACCATGACCCACGCGAAACATCAGTTTGATCCGCGCCACTTCGACCCGTGCGCCGATGCCAACCGTCCCCGCGAAAACGGCCCATCAACCCGCCGACGCTTGGACGACCTGCCCCCAGCGCAGCAAGCAGGCATCCTGTGCAACGATCCACGATTTCAGAAGTTCGCAGCCATGCGCTGCGGCCTACCCGACCAGCAGTTCAACAGCAGCGCGACCGCCAATTACCTCTATGAGGTCTGTGGGATCAAAAGCCGCAGCGAACTGATTGAAGACTCAACGCTCAATAAGCGCTTCCAAGCGCTGCGCACAGAGTTTGACGCATGGACCGGCAAAATCGCCACTCAACGATAGGAACCCAAAAGAATGGGCATTCACACGAATTTCAAGCTTGTGCGCGAGGGCAGCAGCTACAGCGTCTTTAACGGCGGCCAAAGGATCTACGGACCGACAGCTACGACATGGCGTCAAACGCACTTGATCGCCACGAAACGACCGCAAAGCACAAGGACCGCAACTGCACAAAAGATTGAGGGGCGATACGGTCAACTCACTGAAATGCTGAAAATCAGCAAGCAGTTTCAGGTTCACGAAACCAGCAATTTGACCGTGAAGACCAACCGAGATTCCGGTGAGCAAGAAATTCAATTCGTAAACGAACATAAGGCACCTGATGGCAAGCCAATCAGCATTCCCAACCTGCTGATTATCGCCATCCCAGTGTTCTTGGGCGGTGCTCCATATCGGATGCCGGTGCGCTTCCGCTACCGCAAATCAGGCGCGAACATCGGGTTCATTCTGTCGCTCTACAACCCAGAAAAAATCTTCGAAGCGGCATTTGATGAAGCCGTTTCTAAAGCAACCGACGAAACGGAGCTACTAACCCTTAAAGGACGCCCAGAGAGCTGATTTCTCTTAGTGGCCCCTCTCGCATCCCAACGAGGGGCTATCGACGGAAACCAGAGGAAGAGACAGCATGGGAAAATTCACACCCATCGCCGTTGCCGAAAAAACAGCGGCCCAAATGTTAGATATGACGCCCGCCGCGTTCCGCGATCTGGTGGCAAAAGACGCTCTACCTGGGCCGGTTCGGATTCATGATAACATTGAAAGATGGATCGTCTCCGATCTTGAAAACGTCCTGAACGGCGATGCAATGAACAGCGAAGAAATAAAATGGTAAAAAAGCTGAAACGCCCATATGTCACAACCAAGGTAGCGAAGGGTCGAACCTACTACTACTTTCGCCGCGGCGAAACCTACCTAAGACTTCCTAGCAATCCAGACAGCCGCGAATTTGACGAGGCGTATTGGGCTATAAGGTCTGGACGAGCCCAGAAAAAAATCACCACCACTTTTGAAAACCTAATAGTCAGCTATTATCAAAGCCCCAACTTTTCGACCAAGAAGCCAAGCACACGCTCCGAATATCGCCGCACGCTAGAACTCATTCGCGAGAAAAATGGCAAAGCCGACTTCACAAAACTGCGCCGTAGAGATGTGATCGCTGCCCGGGACAAATATGCTGATACTTGGCGCAAGGCCAACGCGATGGTAGAAATGCTGTCGATCTTATCGAAGCACGCAATTGACCTTGAGTGGATTACTGCAAATCCAGCAACTGGCGTTGAGAAACTTAAGGGTGGAGAGTATGAGCCTTGGCCGGAAGCAAAGTTAACGGCCTACGAAAACCACTGTCTAAACAATGACCTACAATGGGAACTCACAGCCTTTATGCTGTGCGTCGGAACAGGCCAACGCATCGGTGATGTCGTGAAAATGGAATGGAGCCACTATGACGGTTCTTTCATATCTGTAGCACAAGAAAAGACCAATGCACGGCTATGGGTTGCCTGCCCAAATTTCCTGCAAGACTACCTAACCAGCCTGCCACGCGCTGGAAAGTACATGATCGCCCAAACTCTCCACAAAGGCGTTGCAAAACGGACCATACAGAGCCGCGTTATGGACGTGCGCAAAGCTATCGTTGCGCAGCAATGGGTGATTCACGGATGGCGCTATAACGCAGCGGTCTCCCTAGCCGAAGCTGGCGCCACGGACAGCGAAATTCAATCCGTCACTGGGCACAAAACTCTAGAAATGGTCAAGAAATATCGCAGCCAAGCCAACCAAAAGCGCCTCTCAAGCGCTGCGCAGGCCCGCCGGTCTAAACCATGA